TCCCGCCGATGACCTCGTTGACCTCATCTATGCTCTCAAAAAGGGCCACCGTACCGGAGCGCAGTGGATGATGAACGGCAAGACGCTCTCCGTGATCCGCAAATGGAAGGACACGGACGGCAATTACCTGTGGCAGCCGGGCCTGCTCGCCGGGCAGCCTTCCCAGATCCTTGGTTATGGCATCGTGGAGAACGAGGACATGCCGGATGTCGGCGCCAACGCCACCCCGGTTTTGTTCGGCAACTATGCCCGCGCCTACTGGATTTTCGATCGTATCGGCATTCGCAGCCTGCGCGATCCGTTTACCAACAAGCCCTACGTCCATTTCTACACCACGAAGCGGGTGGGCGGCATGCTGGTGGATTCCGAGGCTGTGAAGATCCTCAAGTGCGCGGCTGCGTAAGGGGCGGGCCATGAAGGTTACGCTGACGAAGCCGTTCCGCTACTGGCGGCACGGGTATACCCCGGAGGATTACCCCGCTGGGGAGGCCGAAATGGACGAGGAAGTGGCGCTTTGCGCGGAGCAGTGCGGATGCATCGCCCAATCCGCCAAAAAGCCCGAACCGCCCAAGGATAAAAAAACCGAGGAATGACCGCCATGACCATCCGTCAGCTGACCCCGCCCGAATCCGAACCAGTGACGCTGGAACAGGCGAAAGGCTTTGTCCGAGTGGATACCGATGCGGACGACGCCTTGCTGTCCTTGCTTATCACAGCGGCCCGGCAGGAAGCCGAGGCAATCACCGGGCGCGCGCTCGGGGAATCGACGTGGGCCGTTTCCCTCCCTGCCTTGCCCGGTATGCTTGAGGTTCCGCTGGTTCCCTGCACGGAGCTTGTGGGGGCGGCTGTGGGCGGCATGGCGGTCAAACCCGAACAGTACGGTTTCGTCCCTTCCGGGATGGCCCTGCGGGAACCGCTGCGAGCGGCCTTCATCCCCGGCCCGGATTTCCCGCAGGGGGAAACCGTGCTGACGGTGAGGGCGGGCTATCCCGCCGAGAGGGTCCCGGAACCGATCCGCCAGTGGATGCTGGTGCGGATCGGGACGCTGTACGAACAGCGGGAGAGCTTCGCCGTGGGGTCGAACTTCAATGAGTTCGGGCGGTCATTTGTGGACTGCCTGCTTGATCCCTATGTTATAGCGGGAGGGTTTTAAGATGGAGAAATTCATAGCGTTCAAGTGGACGCCTTGGAGGGTGTTAAAGCTGATCCTGTTTAGCTTGTTTATGGTTTGCGTCCCGACCTATCTCTTTTGTTCTCTCGCCGCGTGGAGTCTGGACTTTACCGTCTGGCATTGGTCTCTGCGGGGGCTGTTTGGCGTCGCGTTGTTTTTGTTCGTTCCTCTACTGGTATACGCGGTCAAGCAACAGTTGAGAGAGGAACTGCGAAAGTCTGGAAAACTCTGATGCGTGCCGGTTCCCTTCGCCACCGCGTGACCATCCAGCGGCAGGAAATCGTTTTTGGGAAATTTGGAGCCCCGCTACATGACAAGGTCTGGGAAAACGTGGCGACGGTCTGGGCTTCGCTGGAAGCCATGAGCGGGCGGGAGTTTTTCGCCAGCCAACAGGCACAGTCCGAAGTCACGCAGCGCATCCGCATCCGGTATAGGCCGGACGTGACGGCGGACATGCGCGTCATCCACAACGGGAAGGTGTTCAACATCGTTGCCCCGTTGCCGGACAACCGGGGCCGAGAACTGGTGTTGATGTGCCGGGAGGTAAGCTGTGAGCAATGACGTCGTGGTGGACATCCCCATCGAAGACATCCGGGCGGGCGTCCGGGCGGAGATTGATTCCGATTTGGGAGGCATTGCCGCGCAGGTCTTTGAGAAGGCCAAAAGCTCCACGGCGTTCAGGGACAAGACGGGAAGGCTGCGGCAATCCATCTGGATCTACCGCTCCAAGTACAAGGACGGCGGCTATGTGGTCTATGTGAAGGCCCCGCACAGCCACCTTGTGGAGTTCGGGCATGTGCAGGTTGCCAAGGACGGAAAAACCGTACTGAAGCACGTTCCCGGAAAGCATTTCCTCCGCAAGGCCCGCAACGCCGTCCGCCGGAAGGTTGATGCGATGCTCCAGGACATGATGGGGGATGCCCACTATGGCAAGCGCCGTTGATTTTGAAACTGTCCTGCTGCGGATGTTGCAGGAGGATGCGGGCTTGTCCGCATTGGTTGGCAGCAAGGTTTTCCCCTTGTTCATTCCGTCCGGGAATTATCTTCCCTGCGTCACGTTCCAGCGACTCGGCGGGAGGCCCGCAAATACGCTGTCCGGGCATTCCGGCTTGGAAGAAATCGACCTTCAGATCGACGTATGGGCGCGGGACTATGACGAGGCAAAAGCCATTGCCAAGGCCGTGCGTTCCGCCATGCCGCCAAGCGGCCCGCGGTTCAGCGCGCACCTGATCGAGGATCAGGATTTGTACGAGGACGGGACGAATTACTTCCGCGTGAACATGGAGTTCAAGGTCTGGTTCCTCGAAACCGAATAGGAGATTGAAACATGCCCAACAAACAGATTGCGGTCGGCGCCAGAACCAAAGTCCTGATGGACGTGGAAACGTCCTACGGCGTGGCTCCGACTACGCCGGGGGGTGTCCTCCTCCCCATCAACTCGTTTTCCCTGAAGCCGTCCCGCGCCAAGAACACCCCGGGGACGCTGACGGGCCGCTATGACCCGGCGGAACCCTTTGACGGGAACCTTGAAGTGTCCGGCGGCGTTGTCGTCCCGGTTGACGCACGGGCTTTCGGCCACTGGCTCAGGGCTATGTTCGGCGCTCCGGCCACGACCGGGACGGGTGAACCCGCCGCCGCGCCGTTCACCCACGTCTGGAAGTCCAACAAGGACATGCCGTCCCTCGTCATGCAGGCCACCTATGGGGACATCTACGGCCAGTTTGTAGGCTGCAAGGTGTCGTCTCTGGCTATGCAGGCGGGCGGCGACGGGGAATTGACCGCCACGGTCAACATGCTCGGGCGCGATGCCGATTATGTGGATGCCGACTACAACGCCGGCGCTCCGTCCGTGGCCATGAAGCGGTTCAACAATTTTCAGGGTTCCCTGTTGAGCGGCGGCGCGGAGATCGGCGTGGTTACTGATTGCAGCCTCAATATTGATTTCGGGCTGGATTCGAGCATCCGCAAGCTCGGCGATAAGGGGCGGGTCTATGATCTGCCTCAGGGCGTCATGGCGGTTACCGGCAGCCTCACCGTGTTCATCACGGACAAGGCCCTGCTCATGAAGGCCAAAAACAGCGAGGAACTCAGCCTTGATCTGTCGTTCGCCATCGATGAGGGCAACAAGCTGACGTTCAGCGTCCCGGAAGTGCAGCTCAGTTATGACGGCCCGACCGTGGACGGCCCCACGGGTATCAAGATGGATCAGAGCTTTTCGGCGTACTTCAACGACAACGCGGACAACGCCTCTGTCGTCGTTACCCTCGTCAATGACGTGGAATCCTATTAACCATCAATTTAAAAGGAAAACACCATGCGTACCGTTACTCTTTCCGGTCAGGACTTCATCGTGAACCCGCTCAAAGGCAAGGACATCAAGGCGCTCAAGGCGCAGGGCTTCGACCTCATGGGCGGCGGGTATTCGATTTCCGAGGGCATGGACGCGGTGTTCGCCGTCGCCGGGTTCGACGCGGCCCAGACGGACGAACTGCCCTTCCCCGACATCCTCGCCCTGCACAAGGCCATCGTGAACGAAACCTTCGGCGTGGCGGAAGAAGAAAAAAACTAGCGGCGGTCTGGGAGTGGCTTTCCGGTGAGGGCGCGGAATACTGCGCCACCTGCCGGAAGGCCTCCCGGAACCGCGACGATCTGGATTGTGAAGAGTGCGAGGGGCGTTGCCCGGATCTCATGCCCGACAACGCCGCCGCATGGGAACTGCTCCAGGCGGGCGCTACCCAACTCCGCATGTCAGGCATGGGCGGCCCTGTGGGGTTCGACTACAACGCGCTGGCGCTGGTGGCGGAAGCTTTCGGCATCGATCTGACGCCCGGCATGTGGCGGAAGGTGCAGGCCGTGGAAACGGTCATCCGCCGCAACGCAGCGAAACAAGCTGAAAAAACGCAACAGGCTTCCGCATCCACGCGGTGAGCGGTTCATTGACAACGGCATAGCGATTTTTGCGGATGGAAAGGGCCGGGATGTGGGGTCCCGGCCCGGTTTGTTTAGTGGAGCTTGCGGACGGTTTCGGCCATCCACAGGATTTCATGTTTTGTGGCTTGTTCCATGAAGATGGATAATCAGAGTATACTCTTGAGAGAATCAAGTTCATTGATTTCTTTGATGAAGTTATCGAACTCTTCATCACCGTTCGGAATATATATTGCTGTGCCTGAGAATGCTACCATGATCATCCCATGCCCTGAACTTGCTTCTGTAACATTGATGCAACTTGCATATATGCTATTTCCACCCAAGCGAATGGCATCTACCTTTGCTGAGTCAATAGCACTCTGTTCTGCTAACTTGATTTTATCTCTATAGCTATTTGATTCTATGCCAAAAAGATCGGTTATTGAAGACGTAAAATCTGAAAGTGGCCCTGTTCCAATAACGGAATACCCTGTAACAAGTCCCTTGATACCAGAAGAATACTTTTCGGGAACATTGGTTGTACAAACCACAATTCTTCGAGCAAGATAAGAAATTTCTCTTTCTATTTTTGCCTTTAGTTCATTGTATTTTTTATTATTTTCCTGTTTTTCATTCATGAAAACAGCTCTTGCGCAATCGAAGCACATACCTTCTGTATAGCTATCTTTTTGCCTAAGCTTCTCTATTAAATCTTCTGGAGTTTGTTGAGCTCCAAATAGTTTCCCAAATTTTTTTCTACAGATAGGACACTGATCAAATGTTTTCATGATGGTCATCCTCCTCAATTTTCCACACCATAGCTCTTCAATAAAGTCAACTTCCATCCGCGAGAATCGTCATGCCGCATTAGACAGGAAGTGAGGCATGGCAAGAAAAACGCCCGGCATTTACATAGCGATCCGTGGTGATTACTCCGCGTTTGAAACCGACTTGAACCACGCCAAAAAAATGGCGCAGGCGCAGGGTGATGCGATTGCGAAAAGTATTGGCAACGCGGTTTCCAAGGCGGATCTCTCCGGGGGCATCAACAAGCTGACGCGGGAACTGAAGACGGCGCAGGCGGCCTTGTCTGCCGGTGCATTCAAGGGGCAAGTTTCAGGGCTGGAAGAGATTGCCAAGGCCGCCGGGGTCAGCTCGAAGCAGCTTGAAGGCCTGACCAATTCCATGCTCAAGTCTCAGGCCGCCGCTACTGCGAACCGGGCTTTTGAGTATTTGCAGAAGAACGCCGGGCTATCCACGCTTGAGCTTGCTAAATTGCGGGTGCAGTTGGGCGATACATCCGGGGCTATGTCTACGCTTTGGAGCGGCGCGAAGGCCGCCGCCGTTCCGGTCATGGCCATCGGCGCGGCGGCGATTTATGCCGGAAAAGCTTGTTTTGACGCCTCGCTGCAAATGGACAGGCTAGTCAAATCATACACCACCATTGAAGGCTCCACCTCAGGGGCCGTCTCCCAACTCGATTACATCTATGAGATCAGCAACAAGCTCGGGCTCGAATTCCAGTCGACAGCAGAAGCGGCCAAGGGGTTCTTTGCCGCAGGGAAGGGGAGTGCGCTCCAAAAAGATCTGAACGGCATTTTTGAAGGCGTATCCCAAGCCGGCGCCGCTTTGTCCCTGAGCACAGAACAGATGGACGGCGTATTCCTCGCGTTGGGGCAGATGATCAGCAAAGGGAAGGTACAGGCGGAAGAACTGCGCGGGCAGTTGGGTGAACGCCTTCCCGGTGCTTTCAATCTTGCGGCCAGGGCAATGGGCGTCACCACCGCACAGCTCGACGATATGCTCAAGAAAGGGCAGGTCACTGCGGAAGATATGCTTCCCAAGCTAGCCGCCGTTCTGAAGGATGAGTTCGGGCCAGCGGCGGAACAGGCCTCACAAGGTGCACAGGGGGCGGTAAACCGCCTGAGCACGGAATGGAATTTGTTCAAAGCCACGGTGATGGACAATAAAGGCATCATCGCTGCCATCAATGCCATCACCGGAGCATTAGAAAATAGAAACCAAGCAATGATGAAGGCCGCACGCCGTGAAGCTGCCATCAAGAGCTTGGAGGAAGATGGCGTCATCAAACAGGGAGAAAAGCAAGTCACCGATGTGAGTATTGCATCAGGGGCGGTGACAGTACAAAAGATCAAATTTTATACAGAAGAACAGATCAAGGCGCGTATGGGGCTTGAAAAAGCGTGGGAGGCACATAACAAACACTCTAAACAGCTTCAGGAAGAAGAGACAAAAATCATTGCCGATGGCTCGGCAGCGACAAAGAATTTTCTTAAGAATAGTACTGAGGGAAAAAAGTCTGCTCTTCAGGAAGACTACAACAATACGCTCAAAGCTCTGAATGCACAGATTACCGTTTACAAAAAGCAAGGGCAGGACGTTTCCGGTCTTGAACAAGAACGGCTGAAGATTACCGCAGAATATCAACGGCAGCTTGAATCCATCAACAAGAAAGGAACAAAGTCCGCTGAAACAGCCGCCAAGCGTGCCGCCGTATCCGGCATCAATCTTGATGAGCTGCGGAAATCCGTAGAGGCGTTGGAGGCCGCGAATATCCCTGCCGCCAAGTCCTTTGACCAGATGGCGGAGAAAATCCGGGAGCAATCCAAGCAAACTCAAATTGCCATTGAAGCCGATGCCGCCCGCATGGTGGCCACCAAGAAACTCACCGTTGCGCAGGCGGAAGAGTGGAAGGGCCTCAAGTTTCGTGAGGACGCCGCAAAGACGACTCAGAAGCTGGCTGAGGTGGAAGCCAAGCGCGGCGAACAGGATAAAAAATATGCCGATCTCCGTCTCGACTTTGAGAAGCGATATGCCGACATGGTGGGCCTGTCGTCTGAAGCCGTGTCAAAATCCATCTCGAAGCAGGCGGAAGAGTACCGGAAGGCCATAGAAGCCGGAGAGAACGCCGCCGAGGAGCTGGTACGCCTTGAAGAATGGAAGCGTGACCAGATCCAGCGTGCCAGCCGCGAGGCGATGGACGGCGCACAGGTGGCCTTGCGCGACTATCAGGTCGAGGCCTCGAATCAGGCCAAGTCAATGAACGACGCTTTCCGTGGCCTGTTCTCCGGCATGGATTCCGGCTGGAAATCGGCATGGGAGCAGATGATCGAGACGGGCAAGGTGTCCCTGTCTTCGTTCCGCTCCGCGTTCGCATCATTCCTTGCCGATTTGATGCATATGGCCATCACCCGGCCCATCACGGTTCAGATTGCGGGCGTGGTGTCCGGTATGCTCGGCACGGGCGGCGTGGCGTATGCGGCGGGCGGCTCCGGCGGGGGTGGCGGCATCGGCAATCTTTCCGGCCTCAGCAACCTCATGCCGGGGTCGTGGTTTTCCGGCATCGGGGACACCATCAACAATACGATGGCCGGATGGTTCCCAAGCCTGTTCTCCTCCTCTTCCGGCTACATGGAAGCGGCGGGAACTGAACTTTTGAAGGCGGGCATAACCGGCACAGCCCCCTCTGCCGCGCCCGCGCCGGGGACATTCCTGTCCACCGTTTCCCCCTATCTTATGGCGGGTGGGCTCGGTTCGCTCGGTTACTCCGTGCTTGGCGGGGCGCTTGGGCTTCCTCAGAGCAAGTATAGCGGGCTTACCGCAGGGCTCGGCGCGGCTGGCGGCTTCGGCCTTGGTTCGCTTGCCGCCGGGTCTTCGATTATGGCCGGGACGTCCCTTGCGACCGGGGCGGCCTTGGGTTCCGTGGTGCCCGTGGTAGGCACCGTCCTTGGTGCCATCGGCGGCGGATTGCTTGGTTCCCTCTTCGGGGGCGGACGGCGGACACACGCCAGCGTGTACGGCAAAATGGAGGACGTGGGGTTTTCCCGGGATCAGCAGACGTACATCGACGCCTTTATGGGCGGGGCTTGGTACGACCGGGCCGGGAAGTCCGAGGCCGAGCCGTTCGCGCAGGGGATTGCCCAAGTCGCCAGCCAGACCGCCGGGAGCCTTCTGGATATTGCCGGGGCATTGCCTGAGCAGATCCGCCAGAACGCGCTGTCCGGTCTGGAAACTTCCACATGGTCCGCCGGGCGGGGCGTCTCCGATGCGTCGTGGAACTTCCAGTGGTGGGAAGAGGGCATGGCCGAGGAACGGCTTGAGGAAGCCGCCAAGGACATGCGCAACCAGATGACCGCCGTGGCGCAAAAGGTGTTTGCGGACGCGGGCATTTCCCAGTTCTTCGATACGTTCGACGTCACCACCGACGAGGGGTTGCAGAAGGCGTCCACGGCGCTTTCCGCAATCAGTGCGGTGAAGAGCGCGACTGATGCTATCACGAGCCCACTATCCGAGATGGAGCAACAGGCGCAGTCCGCCAAGGCGCAGCTCGACGCATGGACGCAGGGCATGAAGGATTCCGGGGTGAACGCGCAGTACGCGGCGGGCCTCATCAATGAGTACCGGAACGCCTTCATCAACGACTACATCAAGACGCTGGACGAGTCCTTGCACCCACTTTCGGCCTACGCGCAGGCGGTGAAGGCGGCGAATGAGGCCGTGGACCAGCGCAAGAAGGCGCTTGAGATCATCGGGGCGACGGAATCGCAGCTTGCGCAGGTGGAGGCCATGCGCGCCGAGGTGGTGAAACAGGCCACTGAGGAAATGCTGCGCTCGTTCGACCAGTCCGTCGCGCAGCGGTGGGCGGCGGTGAACGGCAATGCCGATGAGGTGGGACGGGCTATCTCACAGGCCAACGAGTTGCGGGAGACGATCCAACAGTTCGGGGAAGGCTCCGCGCAGGTGGCGGAACTGTTGAAGCTCCACGCCGCCGAAACCGCAAAGGCCGCGCAGGACGCCGCAAAGTCCGAATACGATTCGCTCAAGGCGCAGATGGACGCGCTGGAACAGCAGCGGGTCCAGCTTCAGCAACAGGCGATACAGGAGCAGATCAACGCCATCAACGAGCAGCTTTCCGCCGCGAAGACGCTCAAGAGCACATGGGAAGGGCTGGACAAGAGCCTTGGTCAATCCCGGTACAACCTGTTTGCCGGGAGCGCCAACCTTGATGCTGAAAACCGCCTCGGAACGGTGCAGGCCGAGTTCCGGCGGCTGTCCGGGCTTGCGCTTGGCGGCGACTCCGACGCGGCGGGCCAGCTTGCGGGCGTGGGTAATTCCCTGCTCGACCTCGTGAAACAGACGGCGGGCACGGAAGAGGAATACCTCGACGCTTTCTGGGCGGTGAACGCACAGTTGAAGTCCGCGCAGGACGCGGCGGG